CCGGGCGGCGGGGGAGAGAGCGCCAGGGGGGCGGGCCCCCCAGCCGACCCCGCCGAAACCGCCCATGCCGCCCCAGCCGAACATGCCGAAGATGAGGAACAGGATGATCCAAGCTCCCCAGTCACCGCCCCAGCCGCCGCCGTTCCCATTGTAGCCGGAGCCGGTGGGAGCCACATTCATGACGGCAGGAACGCCGCTTTCACTACCAAGAGACATAGTTTACTCTCCTTTGTTGATGTATTTTCTAAAATGCGGCCGCATTTTTAGACTTATTTGAAACCAAACATCGCTTTCATCCCGCTCAACGGCCCCTCCATCTGCTTCGCCATCTGTTGGGCCTGGTCGAGCTGCTGCTGGTTGAGCTTGCCGGAGGAAAGCATCTGCCGGATCATCTCATTTGGGTCCTTGCCCTGATTCTGCTGCATGAACTGCTGGAAAGCCTGCATCATGCCCATAGGGCCTCCCTGCTGTCCGCGCGGCCCGCCCAGGGCCTGGAAAATGGGATTACTCATCGTTCGCTTCCTCCTTTGGTTTGGCGGTCCTCCCAGGCCGTTTCAGGCGCTCGGCCAGGATGTCCTCCAGCTCGTCCCGGGTGATGTATGGGGGCAGGTCTATCTTGGGCTCAGCTTGCTCCTGGCGCTGTGGCTGTGCGATGCTGCGCTCCGTGTAATCCAGTACCCGCATGGACGGCATACCGGACATGTCCACCGATTTCAGATAGATCACCTGGTCCTCGCTGTCCCACAGCGGGACCGTATTCCCAGGGGCCACCATGTACGCTTTTGCTCCGGCATCTCCCTGCACCCAGATGATCCCGCCGGGGTCGGCCTGCTGAGGCTGGGGCACAGCTTGGACCGGCTGCTGCGGCATCTGCGGCCCCTGCATCATCGGCTGCTGCATCTGGTTCTGCCGGAGCTTGGCGAGCTGGTCGGGCACAGGGCTCGGATAGTAGACCGGAGTGGGCTGGTAGCCCGGATATTGATAGGTAGGGTATGCCATCATCGACGCTCCTTCATCCAGTAGTACGTGGGGACCTCTCCCCCGCTGTCCCATGAGTCGAAAGATCTCCCATGAGTCGAAATATCTCCCATCCACCACAGTCACCACATGGCGGCCCGGCATGGACAAGACGTAGATGCCCTGGGGCTCGTCCTGCGCGAACGCCGCCACAGTGTAGCACTCCGGGCACTCGTCCGGGAGCCAGTGCCGGGTGAAGCCATGCGCTTTCAGGTAGTTCCCCCACACATCGTCGGCATTGGGCAGGTCGCCACACCGGAAGCCTTCCAAGGCCAGCCCCACATAGGTCTCTTCCCACGTCTGCCCCAGAGCTTTCGAGATGGCCCGGACGGTGCAGTCCCCGACGGACCGCCCGGCGGGGTTCGGGTCGTAATAGGCGTAGCCCATCGGGCACCTCCAAATCGAAGCGTATTTTTCTTGCTTTACGATCTTCATCGTTCGGTGTATAATAAGCGTACCATCAGCGAGGAGGGGTATATATGGTGCTGACAGACCGCGAGATACACAACTGGATATCGAAGCACGATCTGATTGAGAACCACGAGCCGGATTGTCTCACTAGCATCGGGTACGATCTGCGTGCGGATCATTTCGTCTCCCGAGAGGCCCTGACTTCTCACGTCACTTTGAAAAGCGGAGAATCGGTTTTCGTAGGCACTAAGGAGAACATCAAGCTACCGAACGATATGATAGCTCGCTTGTCGCTGAAAAACAGCAGGATCCGTCAGGGTTTGTCCCTAGATGCTCCGATATATCAGCCGGGACACCACACGAAGATCTTTTTCCGCCTGACGAACGTATCGAATGACGAGATCGAGCTACGTGAAGGCGATAAGTATGCGCTCATCATGTTCGAAAAGCTTTCCGGCCCGGTAGACGCGCCATATAAAGGCACGTTCTCTGGGGAGATGGACTTTTCCGGGATGGGGGCATATACGAGCATCTATGAATAGGAGGACACAGAGACGCCTATCGGCATGGCAGCCTTGCTGCCTGATCTCTATGTCCTCCTATGGTCCGAGCATATCATATCTGAACGATCCTTGTGCGGCGTTTCGGTGAAGATATGTGAAGTTATGGGAAAGATGAAAAGAGGCTGGGTCTCCCCAGCCTCCTTTGTGTTTAGATCGCGGAAAGCCTGCCCTCAATTCAGCCCCCTACCTATCAACGCCAACACTGATATGACCACCAGCGTTATGAGCAGCCCAGGGACGTCACACAGTGCGGCGATCGCCCACACGAAACCCGCGCACAGGGCGGCTGCGGCCAGCAGGAGCAGCTTCCTGGCGATGTCGTACTTCTGTTCCGCCGTCAGCGGGTGCGGGTCGGCGCGCCGGAAGCGCAGGCCGTCTGCGTTCAACGTCAGCTCGTAGAGCTTCTTGTCGCCGTCGCTCATCCCTGGGCCTCCTCTCTGCTGGGGACCGCCTGGGCCTGATAGCTCCTCACGATACCCTCGAAGATGGCCCGGAGCTGCTTGTCCGCCGCGACGGCGTCCAGCTTGTTCAGCATCCTCGCGTCCCTGTACCTCATGCCGGTCTTTTTCATCCGCTTACGCAGGGCGGTCAGCCTCATATTGAGGTTGCAGTTCGCCGTGTCCTCCAGCGTTTGATAGAGCTTCCCTTGCAGCTTCGGCAGGCTCCAGCCCATGCGGGCGTTCAGCTCCTTCACCGCCTTGTCCATGTCGGCCTTCCAGTGATCCTGCGCCGGCCGGGAGAATGCTTTCATGGCCGTGTCCACCTTCACCTCCAGGGCGCGGGTCTGGCCCTGCATCTCGTCCATGCGCCGCTCCATGTCCACCAGAACCTGGGCCTGGGCCGCGATGAGCTGGGCGGGGGTAAGGGGCTGGGCCTGCTTCCTCATGCGCTCAAAGGCATTCACATAAGCGGCAGTGAACAAGATACCTTTCTTCCCCATCATCTTGTTCGCGATAAGGTCACAGCCCTTTTTCGTAATCAAATAGTTCGGTCTTTCTTGTCTATTCCCATCAAAATAGGTGCTTTCAAGGAAGAAATCGCCCACGGGAACTTCCCCTTCGGCTAAGTATTGGGTGTAAACTCGGATGCTCTTCAGCAGTTCACAGTGCTCCCGCTCCACCATAACTGCGATATCCCGGCTGTCCACCACGTCCACGCCATCAAAAGTGACGATCTGCAACTCGTTCATGCCTGGACCCCCTTCCTATCGAGCATGGCATGGAGGATGCGCCATACCAGGTCCAATTCCCGGGCGTCCGCCTGTTGGCATAGGTCTGCGATCTGGGCGATCGTCATAGTCCTCTCGTTCATGCCGACGCCCCCTCTCCATGCTCGAACAGGCTCATCTGGCCCGGCAACTGTTTGGGGAGCGTGGACGGCACCGGGAACCCTACGGCCCAGAACGTCTCCCGGACCATGCCGCATACGTCCTGCGGCGTGCCCCCGGCGTCCAGCATGACCCGGCGCGTGATGGAGATGAGCTTTGCCAAGCCGTTCAGCGAGACCCCGTCCGGCAAACTCACGCGGGCCGGTACGGCGCTCAGCGTCTGGCGCATCTCCTCGAAGGCGGAGACGTAGGCCGCGGTGAAGAGGACGCCTTTCTTGCCCGTGGTCTTGTTGGCGATCATGTCGCAACCTTTTTTTGTGATGAGAAAGTTCGGACGGGTGTTGCCTTTCGCATCAATATAGGTATCTTCGATGAAGAATTCACCGTGGGGGATTTCGCCCTCGGTAAGATATCCGATATAGAGCCGAATGCTCTTCAGGAGTTCGTTGTGGCTCCGCTCCACCATCTCCGCCACGTCCCGGCTGTCGATGACCTGCTTGCCGTGGAAGTCCTGGACTCTCAGCTCGTTCATGCCCGCACCTCCGCTTTCGCTGCGCGGTAGCCTTTGGCCTTGCCGTAGTTGAAGGCCAGAGAGATGGCTTCAATAGGAAGATCGCCGCAGCCAAACGCTTGCCCTGCGAGTTCGAACGCTTCGTCCAGGTTCATGTAAAACCCGGCGCTGGGGAGCTTCGTCCGCTCGATGTACTTCTTCATCTTCTCGATCTCGGTCATTTTTCTAAGAACCTCCTTTTGTTCTTGCACGGAGGCCCCCTTCGTGGTATACTGAGGTATCCAGTTGGGTGACCTCCTGGTGTCGTAGGGCGTTGGGTGCTTGTCGAGGGCCACCAACGCTCTATTTTTGCGCCTCTTGATAGACCCTATCTATTCCTCGTCTGATGACTTCTGCCTTTGTAA